ACAGGTGCTGGATATGGTGTTGGAGATACAGATGCACAAGAAGTAATTGAACACGTATTCCATACGCTACACATGCACGGTTTACCTGCAGATGACATAAAATTATATGAGTTCTTAGCCGCTGATTGGGACACCAGTGATTTGTACAATGCAATGGTAGAGGCATACGATGCCGGCAAGTGGGATCCATCAGGCTACGAGCCAAGTCCGGGTGCTTTCAAAACCGATCCTGATGCATTTGAAGTAGCCGCAAAAGAATACTTGTATCTATTAAACTTCTGTATGTTTGAATACACAGAATTATGGGACGGTGGAAGTCTTGCTCCAGAGTGGACAGATGATATGCGTACCCAAGCAGGCATTCTAGCAAATAACCCATTAGGTTATGCATTCCATAACACATACATTGCTCCGGTTATTAGCAAACCATCACTTGCAACAATTAGAAGCATATTCCAAGACGGCAACACACCAGCACAAGACAATCCAGCACTAGCAGGTGCATCAGGATACGTTGTTGATACAGCAACTGGTGCAATACAAATTGTTGCTACGGGAGATTTAGATCTTACAGCAGGTGTTGGATACACAATTAATGCAAATAGAAATATTGTAGCATCAGGTGGTGTTACGGGTAATACCACAGGTTACCACACAGGCGACATGACTGGTTCATTGTTTGCTGATGATTCCACAGTGTTAGTTGATGCTGTTGCAGGTAAGATAGTCGGTCCGATTGAATCAGAAAGCATTAGAGGTAATTTAGTTGGATCGGTGTTTGCTGATGATTCCACAGTTATTATTAATGGTATAGATGGTAGTCTAGCATACTATCCAACTACACCTAGTGATTGGAATGGAACTCCTCCGACGACCGTAGGCGAGGCGCTGGATAGATTGGCCACGTTGATCAAAACATTAAATGCTGGAACGGGAGCGTAAGATGAGTAAATTAACCGTAAATATCGGAACTTCCGCAAACGACAGAACAGGGGATACTCTACGCACTGCGTTTAATAAGATTAACCAAAACTTTGATGAGTTATATGTTGGGCCTCCTCAGTTAACACAGGCCCAGATAGATGCACTTACACCAGTTTTTGGAATGATGGTTTATAATACAACAACAGGAAAATTTCAAGGATATGCTGCGGATGCGAACAATGACAGCACAGCAGGGTGGGCTGATCTCCACTAAATATAGATATAGGAAGCAAAATGGCAACTTTACAGACAATTAATATAGGTAACTTGGTAAATGACGGTACTGGTGACGATCTAAGAACCGCATTTGAAAAAGTTAATGCTAACTTTGCAGACCTTAATGACGAACTAACGGTAACGGTAACCAATGCAGGCAGTGTTGGTGCAGGAATATTCAAACAGAAAACAGGATCAGATTTACAATTTAAAAGACTTGTTGCTGGTACTAAAATAGTATTAACTGACAATGCAGACAACATTGAAATAACAAATACCGCTCCTGATGCATTCATTAGATTTGATACTGATAGCGGAAGCGTTTATGCAAATACACACCAACAGATAACACTAGAAGGTGCTAGTGCTCCTGCTTCCGAAACAGGAATAAAGGACATTGAAGTAACTGCTATAGGAAGCACTGTAAGATTTAAAAATGTTGTGCCGGTAACTGAATATCTAACAACATATGATTTTGGAACTATTAATGGATCATATGAAAATGCTATACAGTTATCAATGCAAATGTCCAACGCTGACTTTGGAACATTAACACTCGATTCAGATTTGAATTTGGACTGTGGTAGCATTACTTAACGGAGGTAACCAATGGCAGTAACTTGGACAACGCCAGCAGGAGACCTTGGAGTTCTTGAAGAAAGAATTACCGTAAATATTCCTGTCTCGGCAACCACTGATACTAGTAACACAATTACCTATTCTGTCATTGCAGGATCGCTTCCCCAAGGTCTTTTTTTAAAAGATAATCAAATTAAAGGCACCCCAGTAGAGGTTACAAAATTTACAGAATCACGTTTTGTGATTAGAGCATTTGATGGAGAAGACGAAAAGGATAGAACATTTAAACTATCTGTCGATGGAGCAGATTTTCCAGAATGGATTACCGAAGAAGGATTTTTAAATGTTGGTCCAGGAGAAGCATATTTTGTTCTTGACGATTCAAAAGTGGATTTTCAATTATCGGCCACAGACACTGATGTAGTTGCTGGTGATACTCTTGAATATTATTTGGTTCCTAACAGTGGAAAATTACCTCCCGGTTTAACAATATCCAAGACTGGAAGAATAACAGGATTTACAGAACCTGTTCTAGCACTAGACTACGATGCCAACCCAACAGGAGCATATGATACACATTCATTTGACACTGTTCCACTGGATGTGGCAAAAAATAATTCAACTGGTTTTGACACATATTTTTATGATAACCAAACATTTGATTACGGAGAGCAAGGAAGAACACCACAGAAACTGAGCAGAATATACACTTTCGGCATTGCTGTAACTGATGGCGTCAATGCAGTAAATAGAATTTTTAAAATTTATGTTGTGACCGAAGAGTTTCTACAAGCGGACAACACACTATTACAAGTAGATACAAACTTATTCCAAGCAGATAGTTCCAGAGATCGAACACCGTTATGGCTTACTGATTCTTATCTAGGTAGATGGAGAGCGAACAATTATCTTACGATTTTCTTAGACGTGTATGATCCTCCAACACTTTCAGGAACACTTAGTTATTTTTATGTTGATAGAAATCCTGATGGCACAGACAGCACGTTTCCGCCGGGACTAGAACTTGATACTAAAACAGGAGAACTAGCAGGTCGTGTTCCTTATCAGGCAGCAGTTACTAAAACATATAAATTTACTCTAAAGGCCGTAAATTTTCCAATTACACTTGCCGAAGCAGATTATACCCTAGTCGGAGATTGGAATTCAACTAGAATTTATCAAATCAATGAAGCGGTTAGATTCGAAGGTTTCATCTATGTATCTAAACAGATACATCAAAATGTTATACCAAACCAAGATACATCAGTATGGGAACTAGGAGTTAGCACAGTTGATAAAACATTTACTATTGACATAATAGGCGAAATTGAAAGTGCCATAGAATGGGTCAGCGATATGGATAGGGGAAGTATTAAACCCAATCAACCTAGCAAATTATTTGTTGAAGCAAAAAGTTTATTATACGGTGGCAGGGTCATTTATGATTTAGTAGAAGGTGAATTACCTCCAGGTTTAAGTTTCTTACCAACAGGCGTTATACAGGGAAAAGTTAGACAGTTTGCTGATTCCGATAATGATGGTTTAACAAGGTTCTTTGAACGGGATTCAAGTTTGATTGATTCTACTGGTTCAAGATCTTTCACTAATACATTTGATTCAGAAACAACTAGTTTCGATAAAGAGTTTTATTTTACAATTCGTGCTAGAGATGGAGCAAACTTTGCAGAATCATTAAAAGAATTTAAGATTACAGTAATTTCCGAAAATACTGCAACATTCGCAAATTTATATGCTAAAGCATTTCAGGAGAAGTCCAAGAGATTATCATGGTTCAACTTCATTACAGATGCCACAATTTTTGCACCGGGTGACATTTATAGATACGGTGATGATAATTTTGGAATACAATCAGAAATTAAAAGTTTAATCTTTGCAGGAATAGAAAGTAAGGAAGCAGTAAAGTATATTCAAGCAATGAGTAGAAATCACTATAGAAAAAGATTTACTCTAGGCGATGTTAAAAAAGCAGAAGCAAAAGATACTGATACACAAGAAACAGTTTATGAAGTAATCTATGTAGAAATCATAGATGATTTAGAAAAAAATGGAAAAAGTATAAGTCCTACAGTAGAACTTAAGGATAATATTAACAGTAAGGTATTGGTAAGTTATGATGCAATAAAAGTTGACAGTGATATACCATTTGTTAGTGATGCTGATCTTCAAAGGGTGTTTCCTAACAGCACCAAAAATATGAGGAAGCGTATTAAAGATATAGGATTACGAGATAGAGAGTTTTTACCTTTATGGATGCGCAGTATTCAAGAAAATGGAGTTGCTGAACTAGGTTTTACAAAATCATTAGTTCTATGTTATGCTAACCCTGGTAGAGCAGATAGCGTTATGGCAAGAATAAAGGCTAGTAATTTTGACTTTAAAACGCTGGATTTTGTTGCAGATCGATACGTTATAGACATAATAGAGGGTGAAATACAGGACACTTATCTAGCATTTCCTCAGAGAGAAGTATCTCTCCAGAATGATATTACAGCAAACAGATCCTAGATAATTATTCTTGCAGTAGTTAAGTGATAAATATGTATAAATATAATTGGAGACAAAAACAGTGGCTAGTAATATAAACTATCTAAGCATTAACGAAAATTTTCCTGTTGCTGGACAGGACAATGACACACAGGTTTTCAGAGATAACTTTGATACCATCAAAACCAGCCTACGAAATGCTAAGGACGAAATCACAGGTCTCCAGGATAATACTGCTAAAGTTAATGTAGATAATGATTTTGAACTTAAAAAGATTCAAAGAGCATTACTACAAAACAATAGAACACAGAAATTTGATGCAGGCGCAGTTTCAGCCAGTCCAACTACCGTTGATTATGAAAATGGTAACTATCAAATTTATCGTGTAGCAGCAAATATAAATGTTGATTTTTTAAATTTTCCGGGAGATCCAGTCTTTACTTCAGAAATAACACCGATCGGTATGGGGAAGGTAACACTAGAACTTTACAGATCAGGTAGCGTTAATACAACCGTTAGTTTTATAACATCGGGCGGTACTGTAATTAAAAAGGATCCATCTTTTCCAGGAACAATTACACTAGATAGTGAAACTGATCCTGTATTCATAGAAGTTTGGAGACACAGTGCAGGAGTAATTTTCATGAGATACCTAGGAAAATTTAGTTAATGTTCCACCCATTTCAAGAAGATCCCAAAGAATTAAACGACACTCAATTACAAGAAAGAATATCCGAATTGAGCAAAAAATACACCCAAGCCGCACGTTTAGGCAAGGGAGAACTATTGACACAACTCCAAACATTTGTTACAATATATAGAGATGAGATACGCAGAAGAGCAATGCAACCTATTAAAACAAATGATCAAGATAAGGATTTGGATCAATTAATTAATGTCGATTAAGATAAACACAATCGAAGACTTAATAAATGGAGTGTTAAAACATGGTCCGGATATTCTATCCGATTGTGTCACAGATTACGATCTCACGAAATACACAAATAAGATTAAAAAAGAATTTTTGGATTATCCAGTTCCAAAAAAGGAACTCAATCCAAATAATTGGTTCATGCCTGATTCATATAAGAAAATGGATATTAAGAAATATGTATTGGATCTATGTAAAACACAGCAAGAAGTTGATAGAGTTAATATAGAACTGGAAGAATATGAAAATAGAAACTTACTAATGCTGTTGAAACAAATGAAATACATAGTAGATACACTAAGAAAACAAGGAATAGTTTGGGGTGTAGGTAGAGGATCCAGCGTGGCTAGTTACGTTCTTCACTTATTAGGGGTCCATAAGATCAACTCGATTAAATACGATATACCACTAAACGAATTCTTTAAAGGAGAAAACAATGGGTAAGACAGTTAAAAGTATGCGTGGAAAAGAAATTGACATGGAAAAACTTAACCTACGCAATGAATTGCTTCCTGCTGTAGGTAATGCTAAAGTAAATGCTCGAGGCGATGAAATTGGTAAGGGCGGAAAAATTGTTAGAACAAGAGAAGAAGTTTTAGCAGATTACTATAAGCGCAATCCTAGAGCAGTAAAAGAAGAAATAGTAAGCAGATCAAAGAAAAATACTTAGAAAGGTAGAACATGATTAAAGGAAAGATCAGACCAATTCATGCGGATGTTTTAGTTACAAATATGCACTTCGGAGAAACTAAAACAGCAGGCGGTATCATCATTCAATCGGATGATGCAAAGGCACATGGTGTAAAACCAAGATGGGCTCAGGTATATGCAAAAGGACCTGAGAATACTGATCCATACAATGTGGGTGACTGGATTTTAATCGAGCATGGTCGATGGACCAGAAAAATTGACATAGAAGACGAGCAGGGCAAAAAGATAGATTTACAAAAAGTGGAAGTTGAATCTATTATTGCATGGCAAAACGAAGCACCGTCGGATCTTGCATACTTCGGTAAAGAATACAGTGACGGTTCTCAGGCAACATTCGACCCTGGAATGTTTGTCAATAACTAGATTGCTGTAGGAACTCCAAAAACATCAAGTTTATCTTCACGAACACAATAGACCATTTCTACTGGTTTTAGTTGAAACTCTATCTGCATATCTCGTTTGATTGAACCAGCATTGTAGCCAACATAAAGTTTGCATTCTTCCACGGTATCAAACTTAGGTTGCTGATACCAGAATACATCCTTGCTGCCGTCGGGATAGGTTCCCATCATTAACACTATTATGAACCATTTCATAATAGTATTTAGATATAAACTAGCAGTTAATAACTGAGTGCTTTATCTGGACACAGCCTAAAGGTCAATGCCTTTCTCGGCCCACGTGTGGTGTTTATGGATACCTCCCCTGACTTTGGATGGAATTCAATTTTGGTAATCTTAGCCTTGCTATTGTTCTTGCCAACAAGGATTTCTTGCCCTACTTCGAGGTTTACGTTAAGATTTCTAATCATGGGATTCTCCTTTTGCATAACGATTGTTATAAAAATATTTACCAGAACTCTTGACATGTATTAACAGATAGTATATAATATATGTAAATTAGAGGAGTTTAAATTGTCTAACATTGATCTAAACAAATACAAGGAATTCGTAGAAAAGGTTACATCTGACGAATCAAATGATCCAAATCGCTTGTATGGACGCTTGGGATATCTAAGTGGCTATGCACACAAAACAGAAGCAGAAGTGCAGGACGAAGCACCGTGCAATGTTTCATTACTGCTTACGGGTGGCATCGGTTTGAGTTCAGAAACTGGAGAACTAAATGAAATTATTAAAAAGGTTATATTCCAAGGCAAACCTTGGAACGAGGATGTTCGCTTTCACCTTAAACGAGAACTGGGCGATATTCTTTGGTATTGGGTTAATACTTGCAGAGCATTGGATCTTGACCCTAACGAAGTAGTGGAGGAAAACGTGGAGAAACTCAAGGCACGATATCCAGGCGGAGAGTTTGATGTGCATTACAGCGAAAATAGGAAGGACGGAGATCTCTAAGAAGAAGCCAGATAATGTAGTGGATAATCCAAACTCACTACCATATCCTACGAATGTTGGTGCTCCTGCATTTACCATTCCTGACGTGCTTAAACACAAGAATGAACGAGGAGTCAATGCCACGCATCTTTTGGAAACACGTTTTGAAGATCTAAAACGGCAATATTTTGAACTGGTAGAACTTGCAAACGACACTGAACTAGTGTATAATGCAAAGTATGCTTTTATTCCTGTCGTGGGTAAGACATATCATCTATACGTTGGTTATGATGATAAACTGTTCCTAAGCATAATAGAACCGGAAAGAGTTTCTTGGGATTGCAAGGGCAGTTTTAAACTCACAGCAGACAGCACTTGGGAGAGACAATGAAATTTAAAAGTTCAAGTATAGAAGGCGTAGTTGTTAAGAATGACGACCGCTATATTGTAAAAGATAATACAACACTAAAAAATCTTGTTGTGAGTAGCACAAGATTAAATCCACGCAAAAGCACAAGCGGACACAAGCACGAAGGGCAAGAAGAGGTCTATATGTTTTTAGAAGGCAGTGGAACCATGGAACTTGATGATGTTACACACAATGTTGAAGCGGGTGATACTGTATTAATCGAGGACGGTGTGTTTCATCGTGTTCATGCAGGTAACGAAGAATTATATTTTGTTTGTGTGTTTGACGGAAGGAGAAAGTTTTGAAATCATTTATAGTATATGTATGGATGATCGCAGCCTACAATGGCAATCCCATTGTGGTAGGTGAATTTGAAAACTGTGATCAAGGCATTGCCACAGCAAATAATTTCTACCCAGGATATGTTGCACTACACTGCATTACTCCTGATCTAACGCCACCCGGAGGTGTTTCGTGAAAGTAGGATTCACGGCATCAGCATTTGATTTGTTCCACAGCGGACACGTGGCAATGTTAAAAGAAGCAAGATCAAACTGTGATTATATGATTGTAGGACTACAAACTGATCCCACAATTGATAGACCCGAAAAGAACAAACCCATCCAAAGTGTATTTGAAAGATACGTGCAATTGGAAGGCTGCAAGTATATTGATGAAATTATTCCCTATGCCACTGAACAGGACCTTTTGGACATATTTCTAACATATAAAATTGATGTGCGTTTTATTGGAGAGGAATACAAGTCCAAAGATTATACGGGCAAGCAATTATGTCTTGACAAGGGGATAAAAATATACTATAATAGTAGGAAACACTCTTTCAGCACAAGCGGCTTAAGAAAAAGGATAAAGGATAAAGGATAAAACATGAAACTACCAGATGGATTACAAAAAACAGGAATAACAACTATGGGTGCAGCAGGCATTTCACTTATGGTATTACACATCCTAGGACACCTAACAGGCTGGGCATGGCCTATATTATATGTGTCTATGATACTAATGGCCTTTGCATCAGAAACATCAAATAGAGTGAGAATGTAATGAAAGAATTATGGGTTGAAAAATATCGTCCCAAGTCACTAGATGGCTATGTTTTCAGAGATGACAATCAACGAAAACAAGCGCAAAGTTGGATCAAAGAAAAATCAATTCCACATTTATTGTTTAGTGGTGCAGCAGGAATTGGTAAGACCACAATGGCTAAGATTCTTATTAACGAACTTGAGATACCCGACTATGATGTGCTAGAGATTAATGCAAGTCGAACAAACAGTGTGGATGCTGTTCGTGACAAGATCACAAACTTTGTGCAGATGATTCCATTTGGTCCATTCAAGGTTGTGCTACTTGATGAGGCTGATTACTTGAGTCCAAACGCACAGGCAGCACTGCGTGGTGTTATGGAAGAGTATCATAACACGGCACGTTTTATTTTAACCTGTAACTACCCTAACAGAATTATTCCTGCACTGCATTCAAGATGCCAGGGCTATCACATTGAACGAATTGACCAGACAGAATTTACGGCAAGAGTAGCAACAATCCTCGTAGAAGAAAAAGTAGATGTTGATCTTGAAACACTTGATCTGTACGTAAAAGCAACATATCCGGATTTGAGAAAATGCATCAACATGGTGCAACAGAATGTCAGTGATGGCAAACTACATGCTCCAAGCAAGGGCGATGAGGGTGCTGCTGATTGGAAATTTGACATGGTTGAATTGTTTAAGGCAGGCAAGATTACAGAAGCAAGACAATTGCTTTGCGGAAAACTAAAAGCAGAAGAAATGGAAGAAGTGTATCGTTGGCTGTATGACAATTTAGAAATTTTTGGTGAAGAAGAAAAACAGGACACGGCTGTCTTGATTATTAAACAGGGACTCGTGGATCACACATTGGTTGCTGATCCTGAAATAAATCTTGCCGCAGTGTTAATTAAACTGGCAAGGTTATAGTTGAAAATAAGATATTATAATAAGATAGATGGTTGGAGATGGTTGGGATTCATACTGGCAATGGTCAGTGCATTCACACTGAGTGGAGGTAATCCCAATGTGCAGTGGCTTGGATGGGCAGTTGCGTTGGCATCCTGTAGCATATGGATATGGATGGGAATAAAAGATAAAGACGTTCCGAGGGCGTTAATGGAATTAATGTACTTGCTTCTTGCTGTAAGAGGAGTATGGAATTGGGTAGGAGTATGATCTTGGACAGAATTAGAGAGGCTGGTGAGGATCTTAAGTTGCTTGAAGGGCATGACAGGCTACAATATTTGGTGGATAAGGCACGCGAAGTGGAACCCCTA